GCGGCTGCGGCCTCTTCTGCTACGGCTATTACGGCGGCTTCAATAAATGGCATGATTAGCCCTCACTATCCATGAACCCCGGAGTCTCAAGTCCGGTTCCTCTCAGGTTGTGCAAACAGCACAACACCACATTATCTGTCAGGGCTGTGAAGCCGTGTTTCTTGCCAGCCGGTATTTTAACAATAGCCGGTGCAGTAAATATACCCATAGATTCACCATCTTGCCAGCCTTCTACCTGTCCTTGTGAGACCAATGTCATGTGGTCATGCTCATGGACGTGCTGGGTTATGACGGTATTTGCCTTTTCAATCGTGTAGGCACGAACCCAAATGTCGTCCACTTCCGCGAACTCGATGTAGTTTAGCGGTACTTTTGTGGCGCCAGGGCTGTTTATAGCGATATGCGGATCCATGTCTTATCCTATCATTGAGGTAGCTCTGATACAAATGAAACAGTAGCAATGGCAGACGGCGAAGCCGGACGCGCAGGGGCGGTTCCGGCAGGAATCGTTTCAATGTATACAGCTGAGTTAGTTGTGTGCCAAACAATCTCAACAACGTCTCCGGCCTGAACCTCTACAAACACATTAAGCGCAGCAATTAGCTGGCCGTTTACCCCGCCATGCTTGTTAGGTACGGAGAAAACGCTGTTGGTATACGGCATGTCTACGTCATTTTGCCGTATCCAAACATCAACGTCATGGATTTGTGTGTCTGCATTTGAGAACTGCAAGCTGAACTGTATGTTATAAATACCAGAGTACCCAAACGTGATCATTGACGGCAGCGTTCCAATAATGGTCGTGCTTGCCACAGTCTGGGACGGGCTGACGGAATAGGTTCCTTCATATCCCCAAGGGCGGAATACATAGTTTCCAGAAGCTTGTACGGTAAAGTTTGCACTCAATACAACGGTCGTGTGTCCAGTAATGGAGTCAAGTGTTGCGCTGACGACGCGGGTATTTAATGGAACACCGGTTCCAGAAACAAACTGCCTTGCTTCGATATGGCCGCCGCCGCCAGATACTACAAATGTATTTGTTCCGATTGCACCGCCTGATACATAGGCCTGGGTTCCGGTAATCGGGGTGGCGGTCGATGACAGCTGTAGGAATGAGTAAGTTCCAGCAGTAACTCCAGCGCCAGACAAAAGGTTGGAAGGATACATGCGGCCGCTTGTGACGGCAGTAATCGTCAGAACGGTAAGGGCTATAGATCCTGTGCCAACAAAGTCACGAGAGGTAATGCTTATGCCTTGTTCATTTGATACGCTGTTGAACCGTATGGCATACGGTATAGTGGTAGATCCATCGTACTGGTTTGATGTGTCGTAGAATGATCCGTTCGGAAAGCTAATGAACCTGCCGCCATTGTTTTCCAGCAAGGTCTGGGTAAAGTTATCCAGTTGCGCAAAGTAAAGGCGAAGCGTGTTCTTGAACTGATCGTTGTAACGCTGCTCATACTCAACCGGCGCAATAGGCAGGTTTGGTGATACGGTTGAACGCAGTGTCTTTGCCATTATCTACGGCCGTCATTGCGGATGTCGATACGCGGCGTACCAAGCTGCCATGCCACGCCAAGACTATTTGACTCAATACGGAACGAAAGCTGTCTGCCGCGCAAGCGCGTATAGACCTGGCCGTCAAACTCTTGAATCGTGTAAACGCCCTTGGTTCCATAGTTGTCTTGGCTCTGTACTCTTGGGTTGTCAGATGCACCATACGGCGTACCAGAGTTCTGACGAGGCTTCACGGTCATCGTGACGTAAGGCTGATTGACGTTTGATCCATTGAAGTTAACATCAGGAAGGATCCGCCACACGAAACCAAAGTTATGGCCATCGCCAATATCAAAGTCAGACGACTGGACATAAGCATTGATAGGAACAGGAGCAAGCCCAGAGACATCATCCACAGCAGATTCGTGATATAGGATGCGATTTTCATAGTTCGCCGCCATAGGATAGGGACGGATGCCAGAGTCAAGCCATGCCGTACGAGCCATGGATCCGTAATACCAGACACGATCTAGGTAGTTGTAAATGACGTACTTGTCTACCGAGTTTGAATTTCCAGAACAGTAGAACCACCAGACTTCGTTGTAGCCTTCGTTGGATCCAGCAAAGACTTGGAACGATTGATTCTTGTTAATGTCATCAAATATGTACTGACGCAATGCGCACGGCAGCGTTTCCACACGGCCTGAGTACATGTAGAACTTATCCTGACCCATCCAATAGGTAACGTTGTTGACCGTCACCATAGAGTTAGGAGACATCACGGAGATGTTGTCCATCAGGATGTTGAATCCCCAAACGTAGGGAGGTCCAAGGTACTGCATTGAGTACAGGCACGAGTCGGTCCACACCAGAATCTCTTGGCGGGTGTTCTTGTAAGAAACAATGAACGAGCCATTCGATAGGCGGAACTCACCTGACTGGTTGGTTACTTCCGGAACCCAGTTAAACGGATTCTCTTGATCCGACCAGCGAACCAGCATCGGATCAAAGTCCGTGTTTGGATCCGTTGGGTCATAGGTGTTGGCGCCCATCGCAATCAGGAACCGCTGGATCGAGGATGCCGACACAGCGTTCGTCGTGTGCGGGACAAACTGCCCTTGGTATCCTTTTGCCGTGGATAGGTCGCCCAGGTTGTGCGCGCGCACTGCTACACCAGTCAGGTCTTCCCAGTAGTAGATTGAGCCGCCACGAGGGGCGATAGCCAGATCTTGGCCATAGTTGTCATTTGACCACAGGCGAAGCTGTTGGCCGATGCCAGAGGTATACCCAGAACCCCAGCCGCCGCGACCCCACGGACCTGCGCCCCAGCCAGTACCAACGACATAAATGTCTAGGCCGATAGGCAGCTGATACTCAGCGACTACTGCGCCGCCGCCATGGTTTGTATCAGAGGCATTGGCTACTACGCCGCAGTCTATGGTGTACGTTGAAGTGGCGACATCGACTGTTGCGATGACGAATTCAGCATTCAGCACGGCAGCCGTGATATTGCCGCCAAGCGTTACCGCCCCAGAAAAAGTAACCCAGTCACCCGGATTCGGGGTGTAGGTCGTGTCCTTGACCGTGATGATGCTAAAGCCATCCGTTGCGGTAAACGGTCCATTAGGTGCTTCTAGCGTCGAGCTGGTGTGGTAGATAGGCGTGACGTCGTTGTAGTCGCCGCCGCGCTCGATGTAATATTTCTGGTTGGTTCCGATGCCAAGATAGTTTGTGCCGTCCAGATCAATCCAGTTCCACATGATACGAGCCGTACCGATGTACTGGTTGTTGGACAGACGCGTCCAGCCGCCAATCTTTTCTGGAAACCCAGAACGGAAACGAATCTTGTCACCGTCATACCAACCGCCTTCGTTGGAGTAATCGGTACCTTCTCGGTTTAGACCCGGTCTGAACTGTAGTTTCTGCAACGGCATATTTAGCCCACCATTTTGAGTGCTTCGTCTCGGACGCTGTTCCCTCTGTTCGTCCAGCCTTTACCAAAGGTCTCAAAGGTTGGGAGCGATTTCCAGAATTCTAACCTTTTGTCGCAGATTTTGTTAATCAAAGACTTAGTTTCGTCACCTGAACTTGTGCAGGTGAGAACTGCCGCCAAGGTCTTAGGTCCGATACCGCCATCCGGAGTAACGCCGATACATTGCTGCAGCATCTTGGCCGCACGGCCGGGTCCGGAATTGACCGCGATATCGAAGACAACATAATCCACGCCGCTCGGCAGGTCGTCGCCTTTGATCAGATCCCAGAACTTGCGCCTGTAGAGGGGAGCCACTTTCTCAGGGGTAAGCTCGCGCATTTCCTTTTCGGATGGATCGTGACCAACCCACTCCCCCCATGTGCGAGCTGTGACGCCAAGGTTCGTCATTCCGCCAGGGTCTTTGGGGTGGTTTACAAATCCACCTTCTGACTTCAATACATGCTGCAATGCAGCGTTGAAGTTATTTGCTGCCATCTTTAACCGCCTCTTCCATAAGCTTGGCCTTGTCCTTGCGCTCCATGATTTTCTCCATGGTGCGGCCGCCGAAGTATGCCGTCATGACCAGCATGCCCCACTGGCCAAGCAGTTCAACATAGGCGCCACGGGTTTCTAAGCCAAACATCGACATCAGGGCAAAGAAGAAGTAAGCGACTAGAATAAAGATCAAGGTTGCCGGCCGGATGTTCTTGGCCAGACCAGAGTCAGACGCCAGATCCGCCTGCCAGCGCTTGCTGATTTCCTGAGCCTCAACATTGTCGGCTTGCAGGTTGGCAATCAGCATATCCTTCTTGTTGTTCTCTAGCTCCTGAGCCATCTTGGCCTTTAGTTCTGGATCCGGAATGAACTTGTCGATAATCTTCAAGCCGGCTGCAATTGCGTCATCAATACCGAATGCCATGGTTAGCTCCTCATTGTGGTGGTGTCTTCGCCCTTGGTCACGGTGACGCGACCTTCTTCAACATCTACCCGCATAGGGACTTCAGTCTTATCCACGCGGGCGATCAGCTCTTTGATAACCTCAAACTCAGGCTTCTCTTGCTTCGGGTTGGCTCCGGCAATGCCGTTCATCATCGAGATAAGCGCGGTCAATGATGCGCCTAGCAGTCCCATGA